GCGGAGACAACGCCATCTACCCACACTGGAACATAGCAGAAGGATCAGAAGCAGTGGTCAGGTTCCTACCAGACAAGGACGAGACCAACACATTCTTCTGGACTGAGAGGAACATGATCAAGTTACCGTTCGCGGGAATTAAAGGTCAGACCGACTCTAGACCAGTCACAGTGCAAGTACCGTGCATGGAGATGTATGGGAAGACTTGTCCAGTGCTCACAGAAGTGAGACCGTGGTTCAAAGACAAGAGCATGGAGGACATGGGCAGGAAATACTGGAAGAAGAAAAGTTACATCTTCCAGGGATTTGTCACAACTAATCCGTTAGCGGAAGACACGACACCTGAGAATCCGATCAGAAGATTCATTATTGGACCTCAGATCTTCAACATAATCAGAGGAGCACTGATGGATCCAGAGATGGAGGAGATGCCAACTGACTACTTGAAAGGTGTGGATTTCAGGATCACCAAGACAACGAAAGGTGGTTACGCTGACTACTCAACATCAAAATGGTCAAGAAGGGAAAGACCGTTGGACGAGGCCGAGAGAGCCGCGATCGACACACACGGGTTACACAACCTAGGTGACTTCAGACCAAAGGAGCCAACCGAGGCAGAGGTCAAAATAATCAAGGAATTATTTGAGAAATCTGTTGAAGGGGAGGCTTATGATCTAGAACAGTACGGACAGTACTTCAGACCAGCGGGCGTGGCTTACAACAAACCACAGACACCTGTCGCGGAAGCACCAGCGACCACGACGGCACCTGCATCTGAACCTGCGCCAGCAGTGAGTCAAACTGCACCAGCACCACAACCGGAGGCGGCCCCGGCAACGGCGGCACCCACAGGTGACAGTGCCAAGAGGGCGGAGGACATACTGAAACTGATCAGATCAAGACAAGCGAAATAATCTGACATTTTACCAAGGCCCAGGCATTGACTGTGTGGGCCTTGTGTAATATAATAAGAGCATGAACAATATTAAGAAAGCGATCGAATGGATCTTGTACAAACAGATACCAGCATGGGTGTTGGTGGTACTAGTGATAATTTGGATCTTACTATAGGACGATAACAATGACAAAGGTGTTTGACGCAACAAAATTTAGGAAGAGCATTACAAAATCAATACAGGGACTGGGCATAGGATTCAGCGATCCAACGGATTGGATCAGTACGGGAAACTATGCGCTGAACTATCTAATGACCAGTGATTTCAACAAAGGGATACCACTAGGCAAGGTCACAGTACTAGCAGGTGAATCGGGAGCAGGTAAAAGTTACATAGCATCAGGAAACATAATCAAGAACGCACAGGAACAGGGCATCTTTGTGATCTTGATCGACACAGAGAATGCTTTAGACGAACAATGGTTACAGGCATTAAAGGTAGACACATCAGAGGAAAAACTTCTTAAATTAAGCATGTCGATGGTGGACGACGTGGCCAAGACCATATCCGAATTCATGAAGGGCTACAAGGAGCAACATGCCGACAACAAGGAAGGCGCACCAAAAGTTCTTTTCGTCATAGACAGTTTGGGAATGATGTTGACACCAACAGATGTCAACCAGTTTGAAGCAGGAGACATGAAAGGTGATCTGGGTAGGAAACCCAAGGCACTAACCGCACTGGTCAGGAACTGCGTGAACATGTTTGGTAGTTGGAATGTTGGGCTGATAGCGACCAACCACACCTACGCGTCACAGGACATGTTTGATCCAGATGACAAGATATCGGGAGGACAGGGTTTCATCTACGCAAGTTCTATCGTTATAGCAATGAAGAAATTGAAACTGAAAGAAGACGAAAAAGGTAACAAGATATCTGAAGTAAGGGGTATCAGGGCGGCGTGTAAGGTCATGAAGACCAGATATGCCAAGCCTTTTGAAGGTGTACAGGTCAAGATACCCTATGACACAGGAATGGACCCATACAGTGGTCTGGTAGATCTTTTCGAGAAGAAAGGAATACTTGTACAGACCGGAAACAGATTGAAGTACGTTGATCCACAGGGCAAGGAGCACATAGACTTCAGGAAAGCCTGGACAGGGGATAAATTAGATATGATAATGGCGAATTTCAAGGAAAGCACAGACCAAAAAGAAGAGCCAGCGTCAGAAGAACCAAAAGCAAAAGCAAAGAAGCCAGTATCAAAAGAAGAGGAAACTGAGGAATAAATGATTGATTTCACACACGAAGACATCGAGCGTTTATGGAACTCCATATCACACTACGTACCTGAAAGATCCAAACTGGACGCGGCCATAGACTTCATCAAGAGCCTAGAGGACATTGGTGTAGAAACCGATGAAATTAAAGCATCAGGCGAGTTTGATCCAAAACTGGAAGAAGCCATCAACACCGTGTTTGAAGAAGACGAAGAAGAATCAGACGGATACGGAGAAGATGATTAATTGGTACAGCGAGGTAAGTAGGAGTTTATCAAAAATACCAGATTGCGTAGCATACTTTGACAAAGAGCTATTAGAAGCCAGGAAGCAGTGCAAGATCTACGGCAACCTTGAAAGGGCGTCAGCGGCGTTACCAGGAATAGTGGAGGAAAGATTCAGCCAACTGCAACAGTTGGAAGCCATACTGGAATATCTCAACATAGAGTTACGACGTCTCAGATCAAAAACTTTCAGGAAATTCCTAGAAAACTACAACAGGGCACTGTCCAGCAGAGATGCTGAAAAATACGTGGATGGTGAGGATGATGTAGTGGACCTCACAAAGATCGTTAACGACTTCGCACTGCTAAGGAATCAATGGCTTGGCATAACAAAAGGACTTGACCAGAAGCAATGGCAGATAACCAACATCGTCAAACTGAGGGTGGCGGGGATGGAAGATGCCGACATCAAATAGGATAATACTCACAGACGTGGACGGGGTATTACTGGAATGGGAACACCACTTCACCAAGTGGATGTTGCAGAAGTCCTACTTCGATGACGAGGGCAATCGATACTATCCACACAAACTCCTACCAAACAAACAAGACGAATACGAGATGGCAAAAAGGTTTGGTGTAACCAAGGATGAGATACGCGCACTTATCAGAGAGTTCAACAGGAGTGCCTGGATGGGCACACAGAGGCCGATGGAGGAATCACAGACATGGGTAAAGTTGTTGGCGGCGGAGGGCTGGACATTCATACCAATAACGTCGCAGACATCAGACATACCAGCACAGGAGTTGCGTAAGAGAAGACTGGGAGAACTGTTTGGAGATCACGTTTTCACAAATTACCACATACTGGGCACAGGGGCTGACAAAGACAGTGCTTTAGCCGAGTTTCATGGCACCGGACTGTATTGGGTCGAGGACAAGCCTCACAACGCTGTAGCCGGGCTCAAATACGGTTTAAAGCCCATATTAATTGACCACCAATACAACAGAGACTTCGAACACCCAGACGTACTGCGTGTAAGTAATTGGAAACAGATACACGAAATCTTATCAGGAAGAAAATGAAGGTATACGTAGGTTGGGATTCTAGGGAAGACATAGCATATCAAGTGTGCGAGCATTCTATCAAGCGCAGAGATCCCGGTGCTGAAGTATTTCCTCTCAAGCAGAACGACATGCGCGAGCAAGGCATCTACACCAGAGACATCGACAAACTGGCCACCACAGAATTCACATTCACGAGATTCTTCGTGCCCTATCTCAACAACTACAAAGGATGGGCAGTGTTTTGTGACTGTGATTTCTTATGGACTGTTCCTGCTAAGGAACTAGAACAGTACTGTGACGACAGTAAAGCAGTTGTGTGTGTAAAGCACGACTACACGCCCGAAGAAGGTTCGATCAAAATGGACGGACAGATACAGACTGCATATCCCAGGAAAAATTGGTCCAGCATGGTGCTGTGGAACTGTGCCCATGAGAAGAACAAAATTCTAACTCCCGAATTCCTAAACAAACAGACACCAAAGTTCCTACACAGGTTCAGTTGGCTGGAAGATTCAGAGATTGGGTCATTGCCACATGAGTACAACTGGTTAGTGGGTTGGTATAAAGAGCCCAAAGACGGCAGACCAAAGATACTTCACTATACCGAGGGAGGGCCATGGTTCGATGGCTACCGAGACTGTGAATACGCAGACGACTGGAAGAAGGAAGTTATCAATTTATTCAGTTCGTGATTCTATAAAAGTTTTCAGAGCTTTAACGTCAGCGTTCAAAATTCTGTCTCTCACCTTTGTCCACACAAATTGATCTCTTTCAGGGATATTAAATTTCCTACGTATTTGTTTGCCTGCGTCATCATCTATTATTTTTTTGGCTTTGAATTCTACAGTCGGAAGGTAAAGACATCTGTTTAATTTACGTGCTACTTTTTGGGTGTATGAGTCAACGTGCCAATGCCAAAAATATACAGGTGCAAGAAAACCCAATGTGTTTATCCAATTTTTATGTACTGCAAAATGTGCCGCTGGAAGTTTCTCATCTGGCCATAATTTAGGTTCATTGCTTAGATGTTTATTCTTTGGTCTACCATCGTAAGGCACAACCATTAATATCTTGTCATTATATTTTTTTATTTCATCTACAATCAATTGATCCCAATTATGTGTTTTGACTTGTACATCATCGCCCATAAGCATTACAACATCGTGCTTTGCTTTCTCAGACATTAAGTTCCAACTATAACAAGTTGATTGATTTGGACCAACCGTATAATGTTTTTCGTCTAGAAGATCTTTATATTCTTCCAGATTCACATCATCGTCATTGAGGTAAAATAAAAATTCGGTATCACCTTTTTGAGTCTCAGTTGCAGTATCTACTAATCTTTTTGCTAGTCTAGGCCTGCCTCTTGACGGACAACAAAATGATATCATATTAACTTTTTCTTCCAAGTATCGGGTGTTATTTCGTTTATAATTTCTAAAGGTAAATGATACTGAAATTTCTTTGTACCTCTGGTGCGTATGTACTCTGCTGTTTTCTTTACAGACTGTCGCATGTTTGTTGAAGTTTTGTAGTCTAATAATTTACGTGCTTTATCAGAAGAACAAGTTGCCAACTTGACCTCCTTTGGTCTGTCTTTATGATGTATTGGTTCTAAGTTAACTCCGGTTTCATTTGCACATGCTTCTGCTAGTTCGTTGATTGTCACTGGCTCTTCATCTGGTCCAATATTGATAACTTCTCCTACAACATTATCATTGAATGCCAAAGCATTCAAGCAATACAAACAATCATCTATATAACTGAAACAACGTTTTTGTTCACCGTCTCCGTATATAATTGGTTGCTTACCTTGTAACATTCTGTTTAACATTATAGACATCACGTTTCTGAATGGATCATCATACTTCTGTCTTGGTCCAACAATGTTATGAGGTACAGCAATTACGTATTCTACACCATGTGTTTCACACAAATTTTTAAGGACATCTTCACCTGCCTTTTTTGCAATACCATATGGATCCTGGGGACGACATTCATAAGTTTCTTTGTAAGGAATTTCGTCATGATGCCCATACCTTGCCATGCTTGAACAATATACTATTCTTTTAACTCTGTTTCTTATTGCCGCTGTGATCGTTGTAACTGATGCCTCAAAAATATTCCTGGTCACAAGCACAGGTGAAAACACGGATAAGCCTTCATACGCTGTGGCGGCCGTGTGATAGACGATGTCGCAACCTTGCATGGCCTTTGTGAGATTTTCCAAATCACAACAGTCCACTTGATGGAACTCAACATCCTGTGGCACGTTGTCCGTGTAGCCACCTATCATGTTGTCATTGCCAGCAACGCTGTGTCCCTGTGACAACATAAGATCTGCCAAATGCGATCCTAGGAATCCTGCCACACCTGTTATAAAGATTTTCATTTTTGATATTTAATTTG